CACAAATGTACATGGCTCGTAATGCGCCGAAAGCTGCGATGGCGATGACAGGTGCATTGTATGACCCGACTGAGTTGGGTATTCGTGATAAGATGTCTGCAGCTAAAGAACTGCTTGACCGTGTAGGTCTGGTGAAGACAGAGAAGATGCAGGTAGAAGCAAGTGGCGGCGTTATGCTTATGCCACCTAAAGCACCTGTTGAGGACGATGATTAGTTTTATAGATTGGGATGCGCCAATTAAAGAGGGCAGAAAAAATGATACCTGTCCGAATTGCGTTACAAAAAATATGAAGCGCAAAGGTAAAAACAGACGTATATGTTTAGATTGTGATACATTATTTGTTAGGCCGATAAATGACACGAAGCATAGGCAAGTGGAAGCTACCACAGCCAACAGACATTAAAGAAGAAAACGAATGGATACCTATTCCACGTATTGCGCGTACAGTACCATTTGGATATAAACAGGATGATGAAGACCCCGACATTCTTCAACCTATACCAATTGAATTGGATTTGCTAGAGAAAGCTAGGTCACACGTAAATCAATACAGCTATCGTGAAGTAGCAAACTGGTTGAGTACGCAGACTGGCAGATACATCTCGCATGTAGGTTTGAGGAAACGATTAACGAATGAGCGAAGACGTAAGAATCAAGCTGCAAGCCTCCGCAAGTGGGCAGAGTATGCGGAAAAGGCAATCGCCAAAGCGGAAGAAATCAGTAGCCAAAGAACAGGCTCAAGAGCCAGCAGCTAAGATTGAAGAAGTTTCATATGAAACACAAAGCATAGAAGAACATGCTAATGTGTTGTTTAAGCCAAACCCCGGACCACAGACGGAGTTTTTGGCTGCAAGTGAACGAGAGGTTTTGTACGGTGGTTCTGCAGGTGGTGGCAAAAGTTATGCCATGCTTGCAGACCCTTTACGATACATGGGGCATCCACAGTTTAGTGGGCTTCTGCTGCGACATACCACAGAGGAGTTGCGAGAACTTATATTTAAGTCGCAGGAGTTGTACCCAAAAATCTGGCCCGGTATTAAGTGGTCAGAAAGAAAGATGCAGTGGACTGCGCCATCTGGTGCGAGATTGTGGATGTCATACCTCGACAGAGATGAAGATGTCCTGCGCTATCAGGGTCTAGCTTTTAGCTGGATAGGCTTTGACGAATTGACGCAGTGGCAATCGCCATACGCATGGAATTACATGCGGTCACGTCTACGGTCCACTGCGCCCGATTTGCCAATTTTTATGAGGGCTACGACCAACCCCGGCGGTAGAGGTCATCACTGGGTTAAGAAAATGTTCATTGACCCTTCGCCATATGATAGAGCCTTCGATGCAACCGATATTGAAACAACCGAAGTCCTACGGTACCCAGCAGGACATAGCAAGGCTGGAAAGCCTTTATTCAAAAGACGATTTATACCAGCAAGACTTTCTGATAATCCATACCTTGCGCAAGCAGGTGATTACGAAGCCATGCTCCTATCGCTCCCAGAGCAGCAACGTAGGCAGCTTCTTGAAGGAGATTGGGACATCAAAGAAGGTGCGGCGTTCACTGAGTTTGATCGCTCTGTTCATGTTGTTGAACCTTACCGTATACCTAGTAACTGGGTTAAGTTTCGTGCTTGCGACTATGGCTACGGTAGCTATAGTGCTGTTGTTTGGTTTGCCGTTGCGCCTAGCGAACAACTTGTGGTATATAGAGAACTCTACGTTTCTAAAGTCCTTGCCACAGACTTGGCAGATATGATTCTGGACCTAGAGGCAGAAGACGGTAATATTAAATATGGAGTTTTGGATAGTTCGCTTTGGCACAAGCGCGGAGATACTGGACCTTCTTTAGCAGAGCAAATGATTAGTCGTGGCTGTCGTTGGCGACCATCAGATAGAAGTAGGGGTAGTCGTGTAGCTGGTAAAAACGAAATACACCGTAGACTACAGATAGATGAATTTACAGAGGAGCCTAGACTTGTTTTCTTTAATAGCTGCACGAATGTCGTATCCCAATTGCCCTCCATACCGTTGGACAAGAAAAACCCCGAAGATGTGGATACTAAAAGTGAAGACCACTTGTATGACGCTCTTAGGTATGGTATAATGTCAAGACCAAGATTTAGTATATTTGATTATGACCCAATGGGTAGACCCGGTGGCGGTATGCAAGTAGCTGACGCAACCTTTGGATATTAGTATGCCAAAAATATTAAATAGATTAGTATCTCAACTAGAAGCAAAAGGAAAGCCTAAAAAGGCTGCTTATGCTATAGCAACAAGCCAATTACAAAAATCTGGTAATTTAAAAAAGGGTACAAACGCTGCTACGGTAAAAGGTAGAAGAAGGGGTAATATGACTCCGGGGCAAAGGGCTATAGACAGAGCAGCAAAACTTTCAGGCAAACCTAAGTCAAATTACGTATATAATAAAAAAACTAATAGAGCAGTTTTAAAAAGGGTATAAATATGGCTGAAGACGAAATTATGATTGAAGATGATGCTATTGCACTAGAAGATAGTGACGATACATCCGTATCTGATATAGACGTAACTAACATTATTCCGTTTATTATGGATCGTTACCAACGTGCGTATGACTATCGGTATGACGATGAGCAGCGTTGGTTGAAAGCATATAGAAATTATCGTGGCTTGTATGGGCCAGACGTACAGTTTACTGAATCAGAAAAATCTCGTGTTTTTATTAAAGTAACAAAAACCAAAACGCTGGCAGCATACGGGCAGATTGTTGATGTTCTATTTGCTAACCAGCGTTTTCCTTTATCCGTAGAACCCACGGAGTTACCAGAAGGAGTAGTTGCAGATGTACATTTTGACCCTAAAGAACCAGAACAATTGCGTGGTGAAACTGCTCTTTCCAGTCCCTACGGTTTTGCGGGAGATGGCATGGACTTCCCAGCGGGTGCAACAGCGCAAACCCTTCAAGAAAAACTTGGGGTGCTGGAAAACAAACTTGAGCCAGTTGCTGATAAACTAAAAGAGGGTCCGGGCAAAACACCAACGGCTATTGCATTTAGCCCAGCTATGATTGCTGCAAAGAAGATGCAAAAGAAAATACACGATCAGTTAGAAGAGTCGGGTGCTGGTAAACATTTACGTAATGCTGCTTTTGAGATGGCTTTGTTTGGCACAGGTGTAATGAAAGGCCCGTTTGCCATAGATAAAGAATATCCAAACTGGAATGACGATGGTGAATATGATCCATTGTTTAAAACAATACCGCAAGTAAACCATGTGTCTGTATGGAACTTTTATCCAGACCCAGATGCAAACAATATGGACGAAGCACAGTTTGTGATTGAACGTCATAAAATGTCACGTTCTCAATTAAGACATTTAAAGAAGCGTCCATACTTCCGTGGAGAAGTTATCAATGAAGTAATCGCTATGGGCGAAAACTACGTTAAGAAATACTGGGAAGATGACCTAGCAGATTATGCACCAGAGCATGGCATTGATCGTTTTGAAGTTTTTGAATATTGGGGCATGGTAGATACAGAACTGCTAGAAGAGCAGGGTGTAGATATTCCAAAAGAACTGCAGGAGTTTGATGAGTTACAAGCAAATGTTTGGATATGTAACAACAAAGTACTTCGTATGGTTCTCAACCCGTTCAAGCCATCTAAGATTCCATACTCTGCTGCACCATATGAACTAAACCCATACTCATTCTTTGGTGTTGGCATTGCTGAAAACATGGACGATACACAAACATTGATGAACGGTTTTATGCGTATGGCTGTTGACAATGCAGTGCTATCAGGTAACTTAATTGTTGAGGTAGATGAAACAAATTTGGTGCCGGGTCAAGACCTATCATTATATCCGGGCAAGGTATTCCGTAGGCAAGGTGGCGCACCGGGCCAAGCTATATTTGGTACAAAGTTCCCGAATGTGTCACAAGAGAATATGATGCTGTTTGACAAGGCACGTGTACTAGCAGATGAAAGTACAGGTTTTCCATCATTTGCACATGGACAGACAGGTGTGCAGGGCGTAGGCCGTACAGCTAGCGGTATATCAATGTTAATGGGTGCAGCACAAGGCAGCACTAAAACTATTATTAAAAATGTAGATGACTATTTGCTACGTCCTCTAGGTGAAGGCTTTTTTCGTTTTAACATGCAGTTTGACTTTGACCCCGAAATAAAGGGTGACTTAGAAGTTAAAGCACGTGGCACAGAAAGTCTGATGGCTAATGAAGTGCGTAGTCAAAGACTGATGCAATTCTTGCAGGTAGCAAGTAATCCTGCACTCGCACCCTTTGCTAAGTTCCAGTATGTAATCCGTGAGATTGCAAAGTCTATGGACTTAGACCCCGACAAAGTTACCAACAATATGGATGAAGCTGCACTGCAAGCAGAAATTATGAAGGGCTTCCAAGCACCAATGCAACAAGAGCAAGGTGGTATGACACCACCAGCAGGTGCTGACGCTATGGACCCAACAGGAGCAGGTGGCGGTAATATAGGCACGGGACAAGCACCAGTGCCGGGTGAACAAGGATTTAGTGCAAGGAATGACGAACAACAGGGAACTACTCAGCAAACTCAAGCCGCTGGTCAGCAACAGCCGCCAATGGGACAACTTCAGTAAATACTTAGATGTGTTGATAGACCAACAACATCGTACATTAGAACAAGGCGATAGCACAGTATTAATGCATCGTGCGCAGGGAGCGATTGCGGTGTTACGTAATATTAAAACACTAAGAGATGCAATCAATGGCAACGACTAATAAACAAATGGAAGAACTCATGTCACCTGATGACATGATGATGCCGCAAGAAGATGTTACAAAAGAACGAGCAGTAAAAGCGGCAAAAGATGTTCTTACATTCGGCGCAGAATCAACTCCTGTTCTTGGAGAGATAATTGCAGCAAAAAGAACTGGCGATGCTATACAAGAAGGAGATTACATAGGTGCTGCTGTTGAGGCTGCTGCAGGTGTTTTAGGTATTGTGCCTGCTGTTGGAGATGCTGCAGGCCGAAGTCTAAGACAGCTACCTAATTACAATTTAAAAGACCCAGACTCTCGTGTATTTCATTTAACTAGCAGAGATTATGATGCAGCCGATGTTGTTGGCAAAGGCACAGATGACATGGGTTTTCATGTAGGTACGGCAAAACAAGCGTCAGGAAGAGGCACAAAAGCTACGGGTGAACGTATTTTACCTATGGTTTTAAAAGCAAAACTAAAACCTGCTCGTATACCAGACTTAGGGTCTTTTAAAGAACCAAAAAATTGGTTAGCTAATTTAGCTGTTGATAAAAACGACAGACAAATTATGAAATTTTTAAAAGGCGATCCTGAAGATGCAGAATTACTAAAAAAAGCACCCACAGTAAAAACGGGTGGAACAACATATATAATGTCACCTGATGTAATAAAAGCAGGTGTTGATCCAGATTTATGGAAAGATTTAATATTAGAAGCATCTCGTGCTAGTCGTGTTCGACCTAATCCGTATCAAATTGGTTTAGATACTGTAAATAATAGGCAAGATAGATTAGAGTGGTTTAGCACAATTAAAGGTGTGGCAAACAAGCATGGTTACGATTCTTATATTTACAAAAATGATTATGAAGGTAAAGTTGGCGATGGGCCACAAGACAGTTACATGCTATTAGAAGCAGATCAGGCAAAAGGCATCTTCGGCGGTTTGACTGAAGGCGAACCAGAATTTATGAAAAACAGAGGCGGGGTAATATCCATGAAAAAGGGTGGAGTAGCAAAACAAATGGAAATGTTTGAGCCAGTAGAACGTGGCTTTAACAGTGGTGCTTTAGTAAGTCCTGAAAAAGTGGATGTTACGATATTTGACTTTAATGAAATAGCCGATAGCTACAATAAATCTATTGGTAAAGATCTAATGAGTGGCGCAGAAATGTCGGCTCTCTTTGATGCTTTTATTGATATGAAAACTGCTGCAAAAGCCTCTGGCATGAATGAAGGTGGTCTTGCAGAAGATGGTGGTTCTGTAGATCCTGTATCTGGTAACAGTGTGCCACCCGGATCTACCAAAGAAGAAGTACGTGATGACATTCCTGCACAACTTAGTGAAGGCGAGTTCGTGTTTCCTGCTGACGTAGTTCGTTATATCGGCCTTGAAAAACTTATGCAGTTACGTCAAGAAGCTAAAATGGGCTTGGCAGCTATGGAAGCTATGGGGCAGATGGGCAACAGCGAAGAAGCTACAATGCCAGATGATTTACCTTTTGACATGTATGACCTTGACATTGAAGATGATAACGAGTATAATATGGCCCAAGGCGGTGTAGTTAAAATGCAGCAAGGTGGCACGAATTATACGCCGCCAACAGTAGGCGGGTTTGTTACACCACCACCAGTAACTACAGGTTTTTCAGGTCCACAGCCTGTACAGCCTTTTCAATCAGGGCAAAGCCAGTTTAAAGTGGCCGGTACTGCAGAGGGTGCTGTTACACCTAAAACTGCTGTAGATCCTGTTGTTCCTACGTTTAGTGACTTTATAGGGCAGAATGTTCCGGGTGTCGATTTTAAGATGGTTACATTCTATGACGAAAACGGTCAGGCAAAAGTACTTAAACAATTCCCTGACGGTAGCTATGAAGACCCAGCAAATCCGGGTGTAAAAGTAACTCCAGCAGATATGGGTCTTACGCAAGAAGTAAAAACCACTCCTACTACCACCCAACAACGAGTAGAAACGGCAAAAGTTGTCGATGACGGTGGTAAAGACGAACCAGTCGATAATCGTTCAACTGATGTAACGGGTATAAAGTACAATGCAAGCGGTTTAACTGATAATTTAGCGTCTGTAATTGATGAATTTGGTGGGGGATTAGGTACATTGGTAGACGCACTTAATCCTCAAATGTATGAAAGAGTTGCGTCTAAACTTGGTATAACTGATGGAATTTCTCAAAAAACTAACGCTATAACTTCTGCTGCTTTAGGTGGGGTATTTGATAATTATAGAGGTGTTACAGTTACAGTAGATCCAAGATTTGGTAATGTAAGAACATATGCAGATAATACGCCACTTGATCAACTGGGAACTACGTCACAAAATAGACTAGCTTCAGTTGCAAGAGCAACTGTTACTAGAATCCAATCTATAATTACTGATCCTAATGGCGAAGCACTCAATACTGCCGATACTCAAACTGCGTTAGAAGCAGCATTAAGGGATCAATATGATCTGACTCAACCAGAAATTGATGCAATTGCAAACGTAGGCGGTAACTATAATCAAAATCAAAAACTTTCAAGACATCTATCGGGCTTAATAGCAAAAGACGAAACTAAAAAAGCTGTAGATAAATCAATGACAGATTATGCTTCTATGGTATCTAGCAAACCTGAATTATCTAAAGACGATCCATCTCCTGATGGCTATACAGGTGGTAAAGGTGCATCGGAAGCAGACAAACAATCTGGTGCAGCCACACAAGCAGCCGCTGATAGCTTCACAGACAAAGGTTTTGAAGATACATCAGGCGAGGGCGGCTACGGTGGACCATAATAAACAAGCTGCGTGAGGGGCTTGTAAAACAACCTCACAATATGTTGGCTACCTAATCCCCCACCCCGGCGTGGCTACGGTTGGCCCCAACGAAAGGAAGTACAATGGCAGAACAAGCTATTATGGCTGAAGAAATGAAGCCGCAAAAGAAAGTTGCGTTTGCAAATCGTAAATACACTAACGAAGAAAAACGCAAAATGGAAGAAGAAGAACTAGAACAGCTTCTAAAAGAACAAAAGGGTGAAGCAGAAGAACAGCCCAAAGAAGAAGAACAAGAAGCTGAACCTGCAAACGCAGAAGAGAAAACATTTAAGAAGCGTTACTCTGACTTGCGTAGGCACCAGCAACAACAGGCTGAAGAGTTTAAGAAAGAGATTGAAAACCTTAAATCTCAACTTAGCCAAGCTGCACAGAAAGAAATGAAACTGCCTAAGTCTGATGAAGACATTGAACAATGGGCAGCAGACTATCCAGATGTAGCAGCTATCGTTGAAACAATTGCTATGAAAAAAGCACGTGAGCAATCTACTGCTCTTGAAGAACGCATGAAAGCAATTGATGAGTTGCAGTCTAGTGCTTCAAAAGAAAAAGCTGAAGCAGAACTAATGCGGTTACACCCAGATTTTGGTGAAATCCGTGACAGTGATGAGTTTCACGATTGGGCAGAAGAACAGCCTAAGTGGGTACAAGACGCACTGTACGACAATGACAATGACGCACGTTCTGCTGCTAGAGCCATTGACTTGTACAAAGCTGACATGGGCATTAACAAAGAAAAGCCTAAGTCAGATAAAGCTGCAGCCAAGTCTGTATCTACAAAAGACTCACGTAGTAAGCCACAGGAAAATGAGGCATCTACTTACCTAAAAGAGTCTGCAGTACAAAAAATGTCACCGCAAGAATACGAAAAGCGGTCTGATGAAATTATGGAAGCTATCCGTAGTGGAAAGTTTATTTATGATATAAGTGGCTCTGCTAGATGAGTATCATATATAAACCCCAAAAAGACATAGAACTATTTGCTCCGTTTGGCCCAACGATGGGATATTATCGTATGCCGGATGCATTAGTTGAAGAACTAAATAGTAAAATGTCGGACAAACTTAGTGATTACTCTGATCAGCTAGTTGGCAAAGTATCTGAAGAGTTAGCCTTTGACGATGAAATAAAACTAATCGCTCAAAAAGGTTTAGGTCAGTTTGTAGGAAAGTATCAGAACTATACAGAGCATAGAAACTCTATGGGTGCTAAATCACTTGATACAAAGAATAATAACTATGCACTACAAATAGTTTCAGGTTGGTTTGTACGCCAGTTTGAAAATGAGTATAATCCACTACATATTCACACAGGGTCAAGACTATCTTGTGTGGGTTATCTAAAACTTCCTGATGGAATAGAGGAAGAATGGGAAGAAGACTATAAAGATCATCATCCATCTAATGGGCATATACAGTTTGCAAATGGCACAGCCTCTGGCTATACCTGCACAAACTTTATAGTAAAACCACAGGTAGGTGACTTTTATGTATTCCCATCCCAATTGTTTCACTGCGTATATCCCTTTTACACAAAGGGTGAGCGTAGGTCTTTCAGCATGAATATGAATTTTCTTGAAGTGTCGAAAGAAAAAAGTATTGACAAATAGTTATTTATGTATATAACTATAGTCAGAATAGTGTAACTTTATTGCGCACCTAGTTACACTGTTATTCGCAAACAGCCAAGTCTTACGGATTACCTGACGAACATGGCCCGTTGAATAGTGGGGAGGCCACCTTACTAGAATACGCACCCAAGTGAATCAGCCTCCTGATTAGTCTTGCGAGTTTGTATCTGTAAAATGCTAAAATAGGAGATTTAAAAATGGCATTTACTTCCGCAGCGGGGTATGGCAATCTTCCTAACGGTAATTTTTCACCCGTAATTTACAGCAAACAGGTGCAACTTGCTTTCCGCAAGTCTGCTGTTGCTGAAGCAATCACCAACAACGACTACTTTGGTGAGATTGCTCAAATGGGTGATTCCGTGCGGATCATTAAAGAACCCGAAATCACAGTTAAGGCTTACGAGCGTGGTACAACCATCACTCCGCAAGACCTTGACGATGAAGACTTCAACCTGACAATTGACAAAGCTAACTACTTTGCATTTAAGGTTGATGACATTGAAGAGGCACACAGCCACGTAAACTTCCAGTCACTGGCAAGTGATCGTGCTGCGTACCGTTTGGCTGACCAATTTGACCAAGACGTTCTTGGTTATATGTCAGGCTTTACACAGTCTGCACTGCACAGCAATGCTGACACAGCTAACACAACCGTAAACGGCTCAAAGGCTGTAAGCACTGCTGGTTCAGACGAACTGCTTTCAACAATGAAGTTGGATGCATCTGATTTTTCTGACGGTGCAGGTTCAGTAGGCTCATCAGGTGCTGCTATTGCTATCCAGCCTCGTACTGGTGGCGCAACTGACGCAACTCCTGCTGCTGGTGATACACACCCATTGACTTTGATTGCACGTATGGCTCGTCTTCTTGACCAGCAAAATGTGGACTCACAAGGTCGCTGGATTGTGCTTGACCCAGTGTTCATGGAAGTATTGAAGGACGAAGATTCTCGTCTGTTCAATGCTGATTTTGGTGGTTCTGGTCTGCAAAACGGTCAGATTGCTACCCAAATCCACGGCTTCCAAGTTTATCAGTCTAACAACCTACCTTCAGTTGGTACTGGCTCGTCATTCGCTGGCGCAAACAGCACAACCAACTATGGTGTAATTGTTGCTGGTCATTCTTCTGCTGTTGCAACTGCAGAGCAGATTAATAAGACTGAAACTTACCGTGATCCTGATAGCTTCGCCGACATTGTTCGGGGTATGCATTTGTATGGTCGCAAGATTCTCCGTCCAGAGGCTCTTGTTAACGCCATTTACCACTTAGCGTAAGGGAGATTGAATTATGGCTTTAGGTGATAATACTACTTCCGTAGAGCGTGGCTCTGCCGCACGTGGTCGTAAACCATACTTGCTGTCAGCAGAATTGGATTTTGCACAAGCAGTAACTGATAAAGGTACTGCTCTTGCTGCCAATGATGTGATTCCGGGTTTGACCATTCCAGCTAATACACTCATTATGTGTGCTGGTCTTGAAGTTACTGAAGCACATGCTGGTACTTCAACCAACACAGATTTTGACTTTGGTATTACTGGTGGTGACTTGGATAACTTTGTTGACGGGTTTGACTTCGATGGTGCATCTGTAGGTGACTATGCTTTTAAGGCAGGACAAACTCCTGTTCTTATTGGCGGCACTTCAGATACCATTGACATTGAAATCCAAGCAATGACAGGTACAACAACAGGCGGTAAACTCCGCATGTTTGCTGTCTGCATGGATGTAGACGATCCCGGCGATTTGGCTGCTAACGAAGTAACACGTGACGCACTCGCTTAACATAATGTGATGGGGCAGGGCAACTTGCCCCCTCACTTCTTATGAGGAACCTTAAATGGCTACAACATTTTTACAATTAGTAAATCAAGTAAACAGACGTTTGAATGAAGTTGAATTGACTTCTGCAAACTTTGCAAGTGCAACAGGTTTTTATGCACACGCAAAGGATGCGGTTAATGCATCTATTAGATATATAAATCAATCCGAATTTGAGTGGCCTTTTAATCATAACACGCAGACTACAACACTAACGGCTAATCAAAGCCGTTATTCTTTTCCTGCTGATTGTAAAGTAATTAACTTTGATACTTTTAGAATTAAAGAAGATTCTACATTAGGCAATAGTACAACACGTATACTACCTCTCACATATGAAGAATACTTAGATAAATTTGTAGCACAAGAATATAATAACACCAGCTTTCAAGGTGTACCAACTCGTGTAGTACATGCTCCTTCCCTTGAATTTATACTTACACCAGAACCAGACAAAGCATACATATTAGTATTTGAATACTTTAACTTCTCATCAGACCTGTCTGCAAACACTGATACAATAGTAATACCAGACAGATTTGTTCATGTAATTGTAGACGGTGCAATGCACTACGCATACTTGTTCCGTGGCAACACACAAGATGCGCTAGTAATGAAAGAAAAATTTGACGAAGGCATTAAGTATATGCGTTCAATGTTGATTAATCGTACACGATATGTGCGTTCTTATATGATTCCGCAAAACACAGGTGGTGGTCTTAGGTACGGATATTCATCGGTAACATAGGGGTAATTTATGGCTGACGCATGGAAAACCTACGCCGTTGAGTTTCGTGGTGGACTTATAAGTAACCTCTCGCCTTTGCAGCAAGGTATCAACGCACCGGGTAGCGCAAGAATACTGCGTAACTTTGAACCATCTGTTGAAGGTGGCTATCGTAGAATCGAGGGTTACGATAAATATGACAGCGATTTAATTCCACCATATGGTGCGCCAAAGGTACACGGGGCAAGTCAGAGTGGTACAAGTCTTGTCATAGCAAACATACATCAGACACCTGTAGCTGGAGATGTATTAACATTTGTAGGCGGTGAAGTAGATGGTGCATCACAGTCAGGCACTACACTAACTGTAGATGGATTAGATGTTGCGCCTTCTGCTAGTGATACATTTACTATAGCAGGTGACTTTACAGTTTACACAGTTAGCAGTGCTACTGCCTTAGTAGGAACAGATTCTACTTTAACAATTACACCTGCACTGGCTGCTACACCTGCTGACGATGCTGCACTTAGTTTTAGATACACAATAGCTGCAGGCGGTGTTTCTTTTGCAGCAGCAACAAACAGAGCAACATTAACATTATCGCAAACGATGGTACATAATCCATCAGATCAAGACGATGTTACCTTTGTTTCAACAACGCTAAACTATCTAGCACTTGGTGTTGCAAGTTGGGAAAGTTCAGCCATCATTGCAAAAAATGATGACATATTTAGAACAACAGGGTCTGGCTTTACAAAAATAAATGTTCCTAATTATGGAACAGCTTTAGTAAACGGTGCAAGTCAAATAGGTACATCTTTAGCTGTAGATGGTTTAACTGCAGCACCACAGGCACAAGATCAATTTACAATTGCTGGTGTTGAAAAAATTTACACAGTAACAGCTACCGCAACTGTGTCTTCTGGTGGTGCTACTTTAAGTATTGACCCTGCACTTGCATCAAGTCCTGCTGACAATGCTGCATTAACATTTATATCTACGAGCAGAGAGGGTGCAGGTAGAACTAGATTTGCAAAGTATAACTTTAACGGCACACAAAAAATTGCATTGGTAGATGGGGCAAATGCTCCTGCGACATACGACACTAGCGTATTTACTGCGTTGAATGATGCACCTGCAGATGTAAAAGGCGCAGCATTTATAGCCAACTTTAAAAACGCCCTGTTCTTTGGTAAAGGAACGATACTTAACTTTACTGCGCCGTATACCGACAGTGATTTTTCTGTAGCAAATGGTGCAGGTTCTATAAACATAGGCTCACCAATTACAGCCTTAGAAGTATTTCGTGACCAACTAATTATCTTTACAGAAGTATCCATACAAAGATTAGTAGGTAACACAATAGCAGACTTTACGCTGCAACCAATAACTAACGACATTGGTTGTATTGAAAGCGACACCATACAAGAGGTTGGTGGTGACATTATGTTTTTAGCACCGGACGGTTTGCGTTTGTTAAGTGCTACAGATAGAATAGGCGACTTTGGATTAGGAGTTGTATCAAAAGCTGTACAGGATGATTTGGTTACGTTTATCTCTGCCAATACAAACTTTTCAAGTTGTGTTATTAGAGAAAAATCTCAGTACAGATTACTTGGTTACAACAACAACATTACACAAGAAAATGCTCAAGGTATCATAGCTGTGCAATTTGCAGAGCAGGGCGGTGCAAATATGCAGTATGCAGAAACAAGAGGCATACGAGCATATGTAGCAGACAGTAATTATCATTTGAATAGCGAAGTTGTTCTGTTTGCAAATAATGATGGCTACCTATATCAAATGGAATCGGGTAGCGATTTTGATGGTACACCTATTACAATATCATTTGCTACGCCATTTATTCCAATTGAAGACCCACGAGTACGAAAAACTTTTTATAAAATATTTTTGTACACTGATCCACAAGGAAGCGTGGCATTTGATTTAAGTCTAAAGCTAGACTTTGACGAAGCGGGTACTGTACAACCAGCACCTATTAATATTCAAAACGTGCAAGGCACTGTAGGATTTTTTGGTTCGGGAATATTTGGTACAACTTCATATGGTGCAAAGCTAGTTAAGCTATTTGAAAGTCAGGTAGTTGGTTCTGGATTCGCAGTTTCATTTTTATTTGACTCCGCTACAGAAGCACCGCCGTTTTCTCTTGACGCATTAACAGTAGAATACGCCACTAACTCAAGAAGGTAAAACTATGGGAACAGGATATACCAGAAACGATACAGCTAATAATATTGCTGACGGTAACGTAATTAACGCTGCTGACTTTGATGGCGAATATGATGCCATTGAAGCAGCTTTTAACGCTACCAGTGGACACACACATGATGGCACGGCTGGTGAAGGTGCGCCTGTTACTGTGCTTGGTCCAGTGCAGGATTTTGTAGCTAGTTCAACAGAAGTAAAACCAAAGACTGATAACACATTAGACATAGGTACATCTGCACTGCAGTTTAAAGATATGTATCTAAATGGTAAAGCATATATTGATGGTCTTGGTGAAACTCTATTAGTTGATACAGACAAGGCTATACAGTTTAGAGATACTGCACTAAGCATAAACTCTAGCACAGATGGGCAGCTAGACATAGACGCAGATACTGAACTGGAACTTGTAGCACCCACGGTTGACATAGATGCATCTACTGCTGTCACTATTGATACAGCTACTCTCACAATTACAGGTGCAGCAAATGTTACTGGTGATCTTGACGTTGACAACATTAACATAAACGGCAATGCAATCATCAGCACGGACACAAATGGTAACATTGCACTTACTCCAAACGGAACTGGTGAAGTAGACATTAGTAAAGTAGACATAGACAGCGGCACAATTGACGGTGTAACTATAGGTGGTTCTAGTGCAGCGGCAGGTACGTTTACTGCTATTGATGTTGACAATATTAATATAAACGGAAATACAATATCTTCTACCGACTCAAACGGCGACATAACCCTTGACCCTAATGGAACAGG